CGCACCCAAACCTGCTAATGGACCTGTGACGCTCGAATGCTTTCCAATAAATTCTCCCATGCCTCTTGGAATAGCTTTAAATCCCTCTTTAACTCTTTGAAATTTTGTGAGAGGCTTACCTTCTAAAGCTTGTGGAGGAACTAATAAGCCTGTATCTGTAGCTGTTAATGGACCCATCTTTAATACAGGACTATCTTGCATGATAATGCCTGACCTTCTCATACGCTCAATTAATTCTTTATTCTTAGCGGCTTGTTCTGCTCTGCGTTGAGTCTCTAAATTAAAGCCTGCTTCTCTTGCTCGACCCGATGTGCCAAACTCTGTTGTACCAAATCTAGGATCTGTTGGGGGTGCGCTTGGTGTAGGTGTTTTAGGCTTGTTACCCATGTATTCACTAAAGCCTAATCCTGTACCTAATAAAGCTCCCGTTGCAGGAAGTAGTGCTTTATCAAGAGGAGATCTTTCTTCAGTCGTTTTTGGTTCTTCATCTAAATGCTCAGGCAAAGCTTCTACAGGGGAAAAGTTATCGTCTTCAACTTGGGTTACTTCACCTACTTCAACTGTAGCCACTAATGGACGTACACTGTGAATGTCTTCTAGGTATGTTCTAGTTTCTTCAGGAATAACATTTGGGTCTTCACCATTTTTTAAATAGCGTTTAGCTACATTAGGATTAGCATTGTAAGCAACAAGCGCTGCTCGTTCGTTTCCTTGAAACATATCAAGGTTTTCTTTAAACAGTCTTAACCCAATGTCAATATTGTGATTTGGATCTTGCAAGTCTTCTACTGAGTATCCATAAGCTTTTGCATTAGCAGGCATAATTTGCATAATACCTGTAGCACCTTTCGGCGACTTACCTTTAGTTTGAAATCTGTTTTCACGCCAAGCAAAAGCTAACGCAAGATCAGGATCGATACCTACCTCTTGAGCTTTAGAGCCAATTAAGAACGCGTTGTTTTGTTGTTCTTTATTAAGCTTAACTTTTGTAAAATCCATTTCCATAGTTATTCACTTTCCTTAGCATTTTGTATAGCTTGCCAAAGACTTCCACCTTTTTTAGGTTGAGCAGATGGCTTATCAGATTCTATTTTTGCAGGCGTATAACCGTATTTAGTCAAGATATTACCAAGTTTATTATCGTAGCCTACCTTAATTGAATTGTATTCAGTCGATCCCTTGAACTGTCTTACAGAGCCATTAGGATGGCTTTCTTGCCATTGTGCAAATTTATTTGCTAGAGCGCTATCGTATTCAGCACGAGCTATAATACTTTCTGCTTTAAGCGCGGCTACTTTTGGATTGTCTGAAATTTGTGGACCTACGTTACGCACGATGAGTCGTTCGTTATCAGAGACTTGACCCTGACCCTTAAATATTTGACTGAATCCTAATTCAAGTTGAGCCATAGATCTAGCTACCACAGCCGCGGCGTTAATTTCTTCTTGTGTGCCACCTGCTTTACGAATAATATTTTCAATGTTGGCAACACCTAAACTAATATCACCAAACTTGAGAGGCTCACGAAGTATTTCACCTACCGTAGCAGCAAGACCAGGTCTTGCTAAGATACCAAAGGCATTCTTAGTTTTTGGGTCAGTTGCTATACTGTATACAGCTTTAGCAGAATTGATTTGATCAACAGAGCTATCGCGTCTTGTTTCAAGAGACTCAATATCTTTTACGTTGGATTTTGCAAGTTCTTTAACTGTTTCTGTTTCACCTGTAACTCTTGTTGCTCTTTGCTGTGGAGTCTCAAATTGCTCAGTTGTTTTTCCTGTTGGAGATACAACAGATTTTCTACCTAAAAAACCTTGGTCTTGGTAATATTGATTAAATATAGCTGTACGCTCTTCAACAGGCATATCTCTTGTTGCTCTATCTAACTTTTGAATATCCCTAGCTTGTTTTACAGTAATATTTTCTACAGGCTCACCAATAACAGGCAATGTCATTTTGGTTGAGCCAAATTCTTTTTGTCCTGTCTCTATACGTCTTTGTTGATTGTCTTGAATCTTTTCTAAGATTTCTCGTGTTTCTTTGTTCGGAGCGGCTACAATCATTGCGTCAGTAATTGTTGTTCCGCCTTGTGGATCTTGCGCTTCATCAATAAGACTGTATGCGTCACGCACAGATAATTTTTCTGTAGGAGCTCCTGTTGTTGGCATGCGTGGTTTACCAATTCTACCTGATACGACGTCTTGTAAATACTGTCTGCCTTTTAATTCTTTCTCAAGGGCGTAGTCTTCTTTTGTTTGACCAAGCTGTAAGCCTAAAAGCTTTTCTTTAGTTAATTCGTCTTCTAATTTTAATTTTTGTTCTTCTTGCGCGGCTTCACCATAGCCACCAAAAGCAGTACCTAAACTTTCAAAAAAGTTACCTGTCTTACCAGGCGTTAGGAAACCTTTAGATAAAGCTAACATTTTAGGGTCATAACCTAAGTTTCCTGTCCTACCTTTAAAGCTTTCAATCATCTTTTGAAGATGCTGATCATAAGCAAGTCTTTGCTTTCTTAGACGTTCGGTAGAATCACCCCTGTAAAGAGCCTCTTCTGAAGTTTCTTGTGCAACAGGAGCAATCGGTTCTTCGGGTTGATTGACTGCGTTTAATCCACCTTGTAATTCGTCAGCCATTATGAATTCCTTTTTGCTTTATTTTTTAAATAGTTTTGAAAGTTTGCGGGAACAGGTTTTACATTACCACCTTTAGCGTAGCCAACTGTACCACCTTCTGCAAGTGGCAAGCCAATGCTTCGACCTAAACTCATAAGTTGGTCAAAAGCCGCTTGTGGTAAGCCTAAAATACTTTGTAATCCTGTTTGCTGTTGTGCACCACCTGTAGTAGTTCCTGCTGTACCTGAAGGTTGGCCCGTAAATGCACCAAGACCTGTAAGTAAGCCACTAATTTGCGATAATGGGCTTAATGAATATTGACCTGCTTGACCTGGTCCAACTTTTTGTAAAGTCTCGCCTGAAGGAATATTTAATCCTTGAAATAGTTTAGCAAGATTTTGTGCTTGAATCATTGGGTAGTCTAATTGCTTTTGACCTAACGCTTGTTGTTGAGCGCCTAAATCTTCAAGTGTTTTTAAGCCACCTGTACCAATACTATATTGTTGTTGGGCTACATTTCCCAAGCCTTGACCTGCTTGCATTTGACGGTTTAAATCGGTTTGTGCTGTTTTCATAGCATCGCCATAACCTGAATATAGTGCTTCGTATTGTTTACCTAATAGATTACGTTGCATTTCAGACATAGCCTGACCTGTTGCATTTGCTTGGCGAGTTGATCCAAAGCTACCTGACCCAACACCTGCACCTCTTAACGCAGGTAAAACACTACGTTGAATGTTTTGGTTTTGTAATCGAGCCATTTCATCCACAACATTTGTCATGTATGGATTCATGTATGCACCTACCATAGAAGGAGCGGCTGTTGTACCTGAAGCGCCTAATAGAGAAGCCGCGTCACCTGCTGTTTGTGCACCTGAAAAGGCAGCTTGTGGTGCCATTTGAAATGCTTGTTGTTGTAAAGGAGAGAATCCTGCTACACCACCTTGTTGAATAGCGCCTGTACCAATATTTGCAATGTCTTGTAAATAATTAGTATAAAACTCAGGTAAGACCTGTTGTTTTTGTTCTGTGGTGGTTATGGTAGGTAACGGCGCACCTTGAAATACATCAGCCATTATTTTGCTCCTTTAAGATATGCCAATGGCGATTTGCTCTTTGGCGGTATTTTATGTGTTGGTGCGCTACGTTTATGTGCGCGAATATTTTCTCTAAACTCATCTAGCATTTTAGCACCTGCTTTGTTAGATCCGTTACCTAATTGTGCTACTGTCTCTGCATCGATGACGTATTCACCGTCAGCAAGCATTGCAGGAATGTCATCAGATTGACCATCACCTGCGCCTTGTACATAAGCGCCTTCTCTATAATCTTGTCTTCCTTGAATAATAGGTACATTTGGGTTGTGGCTTTCTGATGCAGATGTTGGTATGTTTGCATTACCGTGTGGTGAGCCACCTTCAGCAAGCATGTATGGCTGTCTTGGTGTCATTGACAAGCCTGATAACAATGGATTGTTTGCACCACTAAATCTAAATGTTGGTGAAGATGAGAATAGTGTTTGTTGTGGCATTGCAGAACCTTGTGTAGGCATAGCAGGACCTTGTGTTGGCATAGCTGTTGTTTGCATAGGCATACCACCTCTGTAAGTCTCAGGTGAACCTAACGCATATGCCAAATCACTATCTTGTCCTTTTAGGTACTCAGGAGGCATTGAATATGTTGGTTTATCAAAATAGTCAATAGGGTATTCAGGGCTATATGGTTCGCTTGTAATTGATACAGGCTTATCCATAAAGTTTGTTGGGTGTGTGCCATAAATACTTACAAAATCACCAACATCCATTGTATGTCCGTAAGCGTCTGTAGCAATTTTTGTTTCTTCATCGTACATTACACCGCTATCAGGATTAAATTTTCTATCAGAATAATCGTAATAAGGTGATGCAACCATCATAGGTTCTATAACATCACTTAATGATGTCACAGCTAAATCACTCATACCACCATCAGCAAATTTTCTAATGGCTCCACCACTTTTAGAATTTAATATTTGTGATGGATTTACATTAGATCCGTAAGAATAATAAGATGATGACGCTTCAGGTGTTGTTACAGCTAAACCGCTCATAGGTGCTACACTAGCTTGCGTTGTGCCACTAGGTGCTACAGCTTGTTGTGCTGTAGGTGTAGTTGTACCTGTTGTTGTGTCATAAACTAAATCACCGTTAGCATTGTAAACGTTACCATCAGCGTCTTGGAAGTATTGTGGCGCTGAAGCTGTTGGAGGTGTTGTTACCATAGGGGATGAAGGTAATCCACCTATAGGCGCTGTAGGAGTTGTTGGTACTGTTACAGGTTGGGCAGTCACAGAAGAGGTTGGAGTTGCACTTGGAGAGAGCGCTCCTGTGCCTGCACCAAAAGGTGATACGCCTAAGTTTGCATACAATTGTGAATAATCATATGGTGTGGTGGGTGTACCGTATTCTGAATATGGAACAAATCGAGTTGCGCCTGTTGGTGTTGTGCGCGGAGCTAATCTACCTAGCGCAGTCATGTCAACGCCTTTATTAACAGGTTGTTCTGTTGTATTAAGTAATTGTGCAATAAGCGCGCCTAGTGCTGCACCTGATATAGCTTTGTTACCAAGCAAACCACTAATTGTATTTGCAATGCTTGATCCTGATGTATCATTTTGTACGGGATTAGTTAATCCTGAAGTAACCACAGGTGTTGATGTTGTGACAGGAGTTGATGTTGTGCTAACAGATTGTGGCATTTGATTTGCAACCACTTGGTCAATAAAACCACCGCCCTCAAACCTTGGCACAGAACCGCCATTTCTAAATAATGGTGTTGCTAATCCGCCTCTCACAGAGCCTCCGTCTTTAATATATGTTGTGCTACCTGATGTGTAATTTCCATAGTCAAACAAGTCACTAAAATCAAAATCATCGTACTCACTTGAATCATAAGTGGGTATGTTGAAAAAGTCTTGGTATGCACTAAAGTCATCACCTACAACATCAAAATTTGAATCGTAAAAATTACCTGTATCAGGTTCGTAGTAATATCCATTGCCATACTCTAAAACAAGATTACCTGAGTAATCAAAAATGTTACCTGAGCTGTCTTCATAGTATTGTTCTGTTTCGGGTACGCTTGGATCATATCCTCCGCCACCATCGTTAGTACCAGGTATTGCATTACTTGGATTGTAATAGATTAATGTACCATTTTCATCATAAACATTACCTTGTGCATCTTGTAAGTATTGTGATGATCCACCGCCTGATGTAGTGCCTGTAGCGTTTGGGTCATAACCTCCACCATCCATTGTGCCACCTGAAATAGGGTTACTAGGATTGGTATAAATTAATGTACCTGTGGCATCATAAATATTACCTTGTGAATCTTGGAAATATTGATTAGCTGTTTGCGTCGTGTCTGTTGGTGTTGTTGGTGTTGTAGGTAATCCACCTGTGGTTGTTCCACCGCTTGTGGTTGTTCCTGTCCCCGCTTCAAACCCAAAGTTACCTGTATTGGTACCTAAGTTTGTTCCGCCAATTTTATCATTTGGAAGACCAATAACTTCACCTGTAGTCAAGTTTGTACCTGACACTACATAATTAGGTTGGCCATTTGTTGTGCCATAGTTTGCATTAAGCCAAGATTGAGCTTCGCTTATAGGTACGTTTGAAGGTACTTTTACATTTTGAACACTACCTATGTTACCTGTAGGTGTTCCTGTTCCCGCTCCCGCACCCGCTCCCGCACCTGATCCACTACCTGCGCCTGTTCCTGTACCTGTTCCCGTGCCCGTTCCCGCTGTTGTGGGTTTAACTCCAATTAAATTACCTAGCGCGTAACCTAAAAGAGCTCCCGCACCAACAGGTATTTCATTTTTTTCCATAGCAACTCTAGGCATTACCATGCCTGAAGCGCCTGCTGAAGTAACTGAAGTGGGAGCAATATTTGATAAAGCAGGTTTACCGCTTAAATTTAGTGTTGTTGGGTCAACTGATTGTGGAAGTGCCATATTTTATCCTTATGCTATACCCAAGCTTTTTAATAGGTTTGTGTCGGTTACAGGTGTTAATCGACTTACATCCACTTTGGTTGGAGGGGTTTGAGTTTGATTTGATTGTAAACCACCACTAGGGGTTTGTGTAGTAGTATTTGTAGGTGGTGTTGGTGTTGTTGTAGTTTGACCTAAAAATGATAAAGACCCTGTATAAGGTGTAAGTGATGATGGATCTACCTTAGCAGGTGGTGTTGTTGGTAATCCTCCTACAGGCGTTGTAGGAGTAGTAGTTGTTTCACCAAACAATGATCCTGTATAAGGTCTTAATGTGCCTACATCTGCTTTAGCAGGAGGTCTTGGCTTGTTAATGGTAGGTCTTTTTGGTGGTTCGTTACCAAGAATTTCGTTAACGATAGCATTAGTTGCTCCACCGACAAGAGCGTTTTCAAGCATATTACCTGCTCCACCAATAATGTTGTTAACAATGTTTGAGCCTGTTCCTGACGGAGGTGTAGTAGTTGGTGTTGTCGGAGCTGTTGGCACACTTGGAGTAGTCTGACCTATACCTCCTTCAGGTAGTGTTGGTAAGTCTGCATAACCAGGTGCTCGGTCGTCTGTAATAGGTGTTTCAGGAACGACAGGAGTCACAGGTGTTGGTTGTACAGGCGCAGGTGTCTCAGGAATAGTCGGCTGTGTAGGTGTTGGCTCTACAGGCGTTGGTTCTACAGGTGCAGGGGTTTCGGGAACTGTAGGAGTGACAGGCGTTAAAATAGGAGCATTTGTTCTTATGTCATTAAACTGTTGATTTAAATTAGCTTGAGCAATTAATTGATTTTTTAATGTTTCGTCAGAAGTCGAATAAATATCTTTTAAAAGTGTTTGAGAGTTTATATCAATTGAAGGTGATGCGGTAATTACATTTGGATCAATTTCTAAAAGGCTTTTGTTTATATTTTCTAATTCATTGTAAAATTTAGATGCCTCTGTAAAATTTCCTTGAGCTATAGCATTGACCATTTTAAAGTCGGCATTTTCAGCTAATACTTTTCCCGCACCTAATTCATAACTTTTACTTAATTGCCCTACTTCATCAAGTTTTGAAATGTAATCATCAATGACTGATTTGTTTGCGTTATATTCAGCTTCTAGGATAGCCTTTTCTTCGTTTATGGATGGGACGTAAAGTTGGTTTATAATATTAGCTCTGTCATTCAAATCTTTTTCGTAAGATAAATATTCTGCTATATCTCTATCGTAATCAGCTTGAGTTTCGGCAAGGTTTGCTTTATCATAAGCAGCTGTAGCTTTTTTTTCAATTTCATTGTATTCCTCTATAATGGTATTAGCTTCTGTTATATTTTTATTAAGGCTGTACTGTAAACTTTGAACTTTACCTATGGTAGGCGTAGTGTCTTTCATAATTTTTGCGTCAAGCGCTTTTTGCTCTATGTCTGCCTCTGATTGTAGAAGTTTTGGAACTTCTGTTTTTAAAGTATTCCAAGATTTTGCAATTCCTTTACCAACAGCAGAGCTTACAAGCTCTGATCCCATAGCCGCTATAATATCTTCTCCTGAAACAGCAGCTACTAATCCCGCTACACTAGAATCGCCTAAAGCTCCTGTAAAAATTTTACCCCAATCATCACCAAAAACTGCTGTCAAAGGTTTGCTTACAAAATCTGTAACTTTATTTAGTGACTCACGAACAATACCACCACCAAGACCACCTACAAAATCATTAAATATTGGTGAGTTAAAGAACGGAGTAATTCCTGCTGCTACAATACTAGATAATTTGCCACCATTGGCTGCAGAAATAGCAGCGCGACCAACGCCATTAACAATTAGTTCGCCCGCAACTTTTCCAAATGCTTTAGTTAAACCTGAAAATTGTGCAAACCCAGGCGCAAAGTAACCTAGAGCAATAGTAGCTATAGTTGGCAATGGATTTTTGATAACACTTTTGACCATGTTAATCCCATACTTAACTACGCTCTTAACTACATTAAATGCACCTTTGACTATGCCACCCATTTATTTTACCTCAATCTCAAATTCGTAACCGATGATAGGACCTGATTCGCCATAAGCCCTAAGAGCTTTGTCTCTAACAACAAAGTTAATTGTATTTGCTTTTCTTATAATTCTTAAAATACTTGGAAATTCTGTAACGCCTTTAATTTTTGTAAATCCTGCATTCTTAATTGCTTGACCAAGATCTCGCAATGATTCCATTAAGTCTTCTTGTTTTTCTATTGTAAATAAATGCGCTTCATCCGCTATAGGTGTATTCACATGATAGAACAAAAGTGTGTCTCCACTTCTCAACATTCTAAATTGATCTGTTTGTAGTGCTGAATATACTGCGTCGTAAACTTCGTTCCAATCACCCTCAGGATCAAGTCTTTCTACAGTTCTTTTGACAATCTCTTCGGTAGAAGCTTTACCTAACCTAAGATCAGGCTGTCTTTTCATTTTGTATTTTTTATTGCTTTTTTTCATTATACGACCCTTTGATTCACTACATTCACAACCGCAGAAGCCCAATCTTGCCAATCTTCAAATTGATAAGGATCAGGTATGGCGTTATTAGAAAACACATCAATAGCGTTTAATCCTACCGCCCATGACTTCCATTCATCTTCGTTGTCAGAAGGTATTTGTAATTGTTGACCTGCGTAAGCTTCGCACATCAAGCTTGCCCATGATTGAAAGGTGTGGTATCGAGGATCGTAAACTAAAGAGATAGTCATTAGTAACCTCTTACATCGCCAATATCAGCGCTTAATAATAGGTAACCTAATTGATAGTCACCACCCACAACATTACTTTCAAATTTAAGTCTTAGCTCTCTGCGTTGCTCTTTCATATCAATTTTATGCGTATTTGGAGCAAAAGTATACGGTGGCGATGTATAGTCATCAGCTTGTGCATAAGGACGACCTGTCACATATAAATTCATGTCACCGTTCTGTATAAAGTCAGGTTCTACACGCTCAAGTCTTAACCAATAATTAGCACCTTCGGCTGATTGTTGAGCAGGTCCACCTTGAACCCAACCTAAGTTATTTGTTTCAAAGTAACTTGATATTGCAACAGGGGTGTTAGAGATAATAGAGTCTGTACCTAATTCATGTTGATATAAGCTGACAGTTGTCTGTATGTCAGAACTTGCTAGATTAAGCTCAAAATTTGAGCCTGCGGGAATAAACTTTGCAGTGATAGTAATACTTCCTGTTGATCCTGATGAAGCGTCTACGATGTAAGTACCTACACCACCACTACCTGAGCTAAATGCAGAAATTCTAGTACCTGCGGTAATTCCTGCTCCTGTGACATACTGACCTACATAAAGCGTACCTGAAGTTACCGCGGTGACTGTCATGACAGTACCACTAACGCTACCTGTAACTACAGCAATCTCCTGTGTCAATATATCATTAGCTAGATAACCTGAGCCGTGATTAAACATAGTGACAGAAGTCACAATACCACCCGCCACAACAATGTTAGCTGTAGCACCTGTACCCGTAGCGCTACCTGTTAATGCAACATTAGTATAAGTTCCGTTTGTATAACCTGATCCTGCATTTGAAATAGTTGGATATGATGTAATATACCCTTCGGTATTAATAGCCCAATCCATATTAATAGGATAGTGAAATACTTGAGAGAAGTAACCTGCTGATCTTTGTGACCCTGTTGACAATCCTGCGTCATACCAACAGTTTTCGCGGATGTTATAAATGATTGCATCATTACATTCTGTTGAGTCACCTCTAGGATAGAACCACCATACTTCACCAAAGCGAGGAACTTTGGTTGCGTAAATTTTTTGTCTTTGTGAATAATTTAAATTATCAAAGAAATAGTTTTGATTCATGGTGTTTGGGATTTCTTTTACAACACCGTTATATAGCAAGAATCTGTCAACTCCACACCAATAATAAACACCGTCATACTCAATTACTGACTGTGATGACATGATAGATGTTTGAGATGAGATAATGTCGTAACGCCAATAAAGCGTTGCACCGTAATCACCACTATTTGGTATGCCGATATTAGTTGGTGCGTAGCTTACGCGTATAAGAGAGTCAAGAGCCCAAAACAATCCTGAAGGAGCATTAGAACCACCTCTAAGTGGAAGACCTTTTACTATTTTTGTAGAAGCTACGTTAGTTTCGTTTGCGTCAGCAGAAACCCAATCATCTATATTGCCCGCTGAATTATTTTTAATTAATCCGTTATTTCCGTATACAAATGTATATGGATGTAAAACAACTACACCACCTGACACATCAATCTGATTATCAAAAGTTAATGTAACGCTTGCGTTTGTTGCTGTTGCATTGTTAGATAAAGTTACAGTTAGACCCACTATGGATACCACAGTAGTGCTTGAAGGAATGCCTGTACCTGTTACTGTTTGTCCTGCACCTATTAATGCATTGGTAGAAGCTAATGTAAATATGGGAGATGCGTTTGTAGTACCACCCACCGCTGTAAATACACCAATTGCTGACATGGATGTACCTGTAATATCCCCACCTAATACAGGCGTAGTAGTTTCGTTTGCTATGTCGTTTAAATTTAAACCAGGGTGCGCAAGAAGTGTTTGATCACCGCTACCCTGAGCATCAAATGTTGAATCAAATTGCCAAAGGTTAGCGTCATTTGGGGTGAAGTCTGAAAGAGTAAAATCAGTGACACCTGTACCAATGCCAAGATTATTGATTGGTAGCGATTGAATACCATTGTTATATCCATTAAAAACTACATTAAATAAACCTTGAGGATCTAAAAACAAGCCTCGAGAAGGACCTGCCATGTTACCTGTAATTTCTCGATAACCTAATATCTTTCTAGGACGACCACGCTGAAATCTTACCCACTGACCGTCAGTATAAACCGCACGGTCAAAAACCGTACCGTCACGCTGAATACCAGGTTGGGTATCAAGAGCAAAAACCTTCTTTGTCATTAGAAGATTCCCCCAAGAACTCCCCCTGTAAAGTTTCCTGTGCCTGTTACAGCTAATCCTGAAGCATTTACTTCAGCTCTGTTTGTTCCTAGAATTGATATATTGAATGAGCCTGAACCTGACCTAAAAATACCTGTGGTAGGTTCTGATGCAAAGCTGAGTGATGGGTTAGCCGCGCTACCATTAGCTAACGAACTCACAGAAGCTCCTGCTTGTACAGTGTTTGCATTGTAAAAGTTAACGCCGTCACTGATTAATGTAGCTTGATTACCTGCCGCTACTGTTGCGTTTGATCCACCGCCTATGCCTGTCGTAATTGTAAGTGTATTACCACCCGCGTTAGTTTGATTGCTTACAATATAGAACGCAACTACAGGAGGATAAGTAACAGTGACTGCACCTGATAGTGTACCTACATACTCTTGAATTAAAGAAGTTGCCTCCGACGTTGAGAGTGTATATGACCCTGATGTAACTTCTTTTGTAATTGATTGAAATAGGAACTGATTACTTACACCATAACCTACAGTCACAAATACAGAGCCTGTACATACAATCATTGCAGATTCATTTGGTTGAAATTGTTTTGATGAAGCTAAATCAATTGTATTTCCGCCTTGCGCGTTTAGAGAAACTGTGCCTGTGCCGTTATTCTTAAAAAAGAAAAACCAATCATCACCAATAGTGCTTGCAACAGGTAGATTTGCAGTACCTGCACCGCCACCCCAAACTTTTGTTTGTGCTCTATCGCTTGATATAAATGTATATCCTTCGGTAACAGAGGATGTTGGAGAAGATTGATTAAGAGTTGCTCCAATAGCTTTTAAACCAAGACCTGCTAATGTCGTTGCATCAGGATCTGAAGTACCAATACCTAATGCTATGTTTGACCATGTACCTGAAGCGGTAGAGTTATTAGTTAAGTAAAAATATCTTGTAGCACCTGCGGTAAGTGTACCTAGTGTTGCTCCTGTTGAGCTTTTAATAGTTAATGTAAAAGCACTTGGGTTCTTAATAAATGCATCTTGACCTACTGATACTTGATTTGCAGGAGGCATGAATACAGACAAACCACTTGTTGATGGTGTGATGTCCATAATACGAGCCGCTACGCTTGTTGATATGTTGCCATTAACAGGCCATACAAGTGTTAAGTCAGCAGAGATTGAATACGATGCGTAACTTACGTCGGTAGGTTGAACAACGTCTCCTGTAAAGGGGGAGGTGTATGTAGTCATAATTAAGTATCAAGAACAGTTGCCTGTCTGTCTCCAATTCGTTGAGTATTTTCTGTTTTGAGCGTATTCATAATAGCTTGGTATTGTGCTTGCCACATAGGAAGACGCTCGTCATTTTTAAGGAAAGGCATAGCTTGCAGTAGTGAGCCATAAAGCATTGCTTGTGGTGCATATATAGTGAACCAATTAGTTTGGTTAGTAGAGTCTAGTGGCTGTACGCGTTCGTAGTACAAGACTTCAAAATTATAGGTTGATGCGGGTGTAGGAGCAACTAACCAATTATCGTAGTTGTAATCGCAATAGAATTTAGGTACCCCTGTTTGTGTGTCATCAGGCCAATACTCTCTTAGGTATTCATATTTGCGCAATAGAACAGGTTGACGTTCACCTGCTACAGTAATGTTCATAGACACAGTCTTGTGCCAACGAGCAGGCTTTTGTAGTGTGTTTTGACCTACCGTAAATGTTGAATTAGCTACATTAAGGTTACCTAGGAATTTAATTTCAGAGGCAATAACTTGCTCTGCTAACATAATAAAAAGAGGGATCTTTTCTAGCGTAGCTGTGTCTGTACGCTCTAGGTATGATTGAATGTTTTCAACCAAGCTATCATAGGTCATTGCTACAGCTACTGTCATTCTATACCCTTTAAAAATAAAGCACGTTCGTCATTACGACGTGTGACTAACCCTTTAAAAACCTTACCACCCGCTTTTGTATATTTAAGAAACTCGTTAGCGGCGCCTTTAATATCTCCGCGCAAAACCTTCTGACGGAGGGTTGAAGACTGTAGTCTCCCAAGACCACAATTAAAAGCAAAA